CAGCAGCAGCGGCGGCGGACGTCACGACCGACGAATACCAGCGGCTCGAGGGCGCGGCGGCGGCGGCGGGCGTCTCGTTCGATTCGCTGCGCGCGGCGGCCGTGAAGCTCAAGGGATCGTCGGCGTCTGTTCGCCAGGGGCTTGCCGACTTCGCCGACGAGCTCGCCGCGCTTCCGCCCGGAGCCGATCGGACAACGGCGGCGATCGATCGCCTGGGTGAGAGAGGCCGCGATCTGGTGCCGATGTTCGAGCAGGGCGCGGCGAGCGTGGGGCGCCTCCTTGACCAAGCCGCGACGCTCAACGACGAGCAGCTCGCCGCCGCCGCCGACCTCGCCCGCGCGCAAAAGGCGCTGACCTCGCTCACGCAGCAGTTCTGGCGGGCGGCGATCGGGCCGCTGCTGCCCGTTCTCCGCGACGTCGTCAACGCGTTCGTCGCGTGGAAGCGGGAGAACGAGGCCATCTCGCGCCAGCGCATTCACTCCGTCATGGAAGGCGTCGCCTCGGCCCTTTCCGCGATCTGGCGTTTTGCGCAGCGCGCCTACGAGTCGCTGTCGCAGATCGCGCGCCTCGTGTACGACCGGCTCGCCAAGGGCTTCCGGTACCTCTACGAGAAGGCCTCGCAGGCGCTCAACTTCATCGTGAGCAAATGGGTGCAGATCAAGAGCTTCGTGATGGACCACGGGATCCAGATCGCGCTCGCCGCGCTGGCGGTCGCGTTCCAGTTGGTCGGAGTCTCGGGCGTCACCAGCGCCGTCAAGACGGGTATCGCCTGGGCGCTCACCGCGGCGAAGTTCTTGGCGATCGCCGGCGTCCTCACGGCGCTCTACCTCGCCTTCGACGACGTGGCCGCCTACGAGGAGAGCGTCCGCCGCGGCGGCACCGGGAAGAACACGATGTACGGCCGGTGGAAGAACGAGATCGACGGGATGGTGGGGAAGGTGAAGGACTTCATCGCCAACCTGATGAAGCCGAACGCAGACGATCCCTGGTGGCTCAAAGCGATCAAGAAGTTCGCCGATTACCTCGACAAGAGCTACGGCATCCTCGCCAAGCTCCACCTCGCCCAACCGGGCGGCCCGACCGTCGAGGCCGACGCGAACTCGTGGAAGGCGAAGGCTCTGCGCATGGCGGGCGTCACCGATCCGGCCTGGGTGGGCCGGCTCCCCGGGATGAACCTCACGCGCGACGAGGAACTTCCAGCGTACGCGCGGCCCACCTCGGGGCCGATGTCGATCGCTCCGGCCGGGCACACCGCGTCGATCCTCAACCAGCAGAGCAACCAGATCGTGATCAACCCCGCGCCGGGCGCCTCGCCGGAGGCGATCGCGCAGGCCGTCGACGAGCGGCTGCAGTCGCACTGGAACGCGCAGATGGAGGCCGCCAACGCCTCCGTGCCGGGAGGCTGATCCGTGGCCGCCGTCCCTCTCAACGAGATCCCTCTCCCCGGCTTTGTCATCGCCTGGCCGTCGGGCCAGTCCGAGGTGATCCCCGTCGATGTGCTGACCGACGAGACGCACACGCTCACCAACACCGTCACCGATCACCCCGTCGAGGTGGGCAGCAACATCTCCGACCACAGCCGGCCCGAGCCCCAAAAGCCGGTGCTGAAGTGCATCGTCTCCAACACACCGCTCCCCGGCGCCAAGACGCGCGGGACGGTGGTGTCCGACGTCGTGGGCGCCTCGCGGTCGCAGGCGGTGTGGAACCGCCTCGAGCAGCTGCACAACACGCCCGCGCTCGTCACCGCGTACACCTCGCTGAAGGTGTACGACTCGATGGCGATCGAGAGCGTCAGCGTCCCGCGCAACGCACGCAACGCGAACGGGCTGGAGTTCACCGTCAGCCTGAAGCGCATTCGGCTCGTGAAGAACAAGCAGACGACGGTGGTAGTGGCGAGCGACACGCGCGCGCAGCCGCCGAAGAAGACCGGCACCCAGCAGGCGCAGCAGCCCGATCAAGAGCCGAAGTCGTTGGCGGTGCAGCTCGCCGAGAAGGGCGCGACGTTGCAGGACTCGAGCAACCCAATCCTGAAGGGCATTGGCGACTTCGCGCAGGCGGCGCTCCGATGAGCATCAAGATCCCGACGCGCTCGGACCTTCCGCTCTACACGCTCGGTACGCCGCTCCTCGACGGCGTGGCCTACACGCTGCGATTCCGGTGGAACGAGAGCGGAATGCACGGCGAGGTCGACGGCACCGAGGCCGCGGGCCATTGGGAGATGCGCGTCCTCGACGAAACCGGGGAGGTGATCGTCGCGGGCGATCAGCGCGTGGGAGTCACGCTGCCGGAGTACGCGGCCTACGTGACCAATCGCCGGCCGCCCGGCGCCTTCGTCTTCGTCGACACGTCGGGCCGCAACCTCGATCCGGGCCGCAATGACCTGGGGAGCCGGGTGCAGCTCCTCTACCTCACGGCGGCCGAGCTGGGGCTGTAGCCGTGGCGGGCCACATCCTGTGGGGGCGCCTCGTTCGGTGCCTGCTCTACATCCCCACGAGCGAGCCGGGAAACTACAACGGCACGTCGAGCTTCGACATCATCGAGATCAACGGCGCCGACGATCCGGAGAACCCTGGCCTGCAGATCGTGTTCAAGATCAGCAAGTCGACGGAGAAGAACCCCAACCCCGGCGAGGTCACGATCTACAACCTCTCGCCGGAGCACCGCGCCGCGCTGCAGGGCAAAGGGCGCAAGGTCGCAATCGAGGCGGGCTACGAGGACTCCGGCGTCACGCGCCTCTTTCTCGGGGACGTGCGCACCTGCGATCACGTGCGCGATGGGGCTAACTGGAAGACGCAGCTCAAGTGCGGCGACGGCGAAAGGGCGGTGCAGTTCGCTCGCATCTCGGAGAGCTTCGCCGCGGAGACGACGGTCGGCGACGTGGTGAAGGCGTGCGCGCGCTCGATGGGGCTCGCCATCGGCAACACCGACACGGCGGCCTCGGGGCTGTCCACCGTGCTCTATAACGGATGGACCGCGCACGGCCCGACGTCGGACGCTCTCACGCGCATCCTGCGCAGCGTCGGCTACAGCTACTCGATTCAAGATGGCGCGATCCAGATCCTTGCACCGGGGCAGACGCTGGCGGCCTCGGTGCCCGTCATCAGCACCGACACGGGCATGGTGGGTTCGCCCGAGGTGGGCACCGCGAACAAGCCCGGGGGCGCCGTCGTGGTCAAGGTGAAGTGCCTGCTCCAGCCGCAGCTCCGGCCAGGCGCGCGCTTCAAGCTCGAGTCGGAGCGCTACAACGGCTTCTTCCGCGTGAAGAAGGTGGAGCACGAGGGCAACATCCGCGGCGGCGAGTGGTACAGCTCGACGGAGGCGACTTCGATCGCATGAGCACCGAGCAGAACGACGACGAGTTCCCGACGCGGCAGCCCGGCCTGCCGACGGTGATCGAAAAGCACCTCGCCGCGTTCGCGGCCTCGCTCCGCACGATGATGGTGGGGCGCGTGGTGCGCTACGACGCGAGCAAGCAGCTCGTCGACGTGAAGCCGCTGGTGCAGGACTTCCGCCCCGGCGAGAGCGGGCAGATCGAGCCGCTCGACTTCGCCGTGATCACGAACGTGCCGGTGCAGATGATGACGGCCGGCGGCTTCACCTTCACCGTCCCGATCGTGGCGTCCTCGACGAACGGCACCACGGGCATGCTGATCTTCGCGGAGCGCTCGCTCGATCGATGGCTCGCCTCCTCCACCGGAGACGTCGTCGATCCGGCGCTCTACCACCGCTTCGCGCCGACGGACGCGGTGTTCGTGCCGGGCGTGCTGCCGTTCGGCGCGCCGATGTCGGTGGCGCCGCCGACGGACCACGCGACGGCAGGCAGCATCACTGGCCCGCGCATCCACTTCCGCGGCAGCGTGATCGTCATCGGCGACGAGAGCGGCAGCAAGAAGATTGCGCTCGACGGTGACACGGTGAACGGCGGCACCGTCACAGCAACGGCCCCGCCCGGGGGCGGCGCGGTGGTGTTCACGTACACGCCCGCCGGCGGCACTCCATCGCCGCCTTCGCCGACGCTCGCGCTCACGGGCGGCAAGGTGTCCGCCTCCGCAACGCAGGCGAAGGCGAAGTAGCGCCACCCTCTGCAAATTTGCCAACCCCGGCCCCGCGCGCCTGCGTGGTACGCTCGCGCGCATGCCTGTCCGCGATCTCCTGCTCGACGACGGTTGGGACCTCGCGCTCGTCAACGGTGACCTCGCGTTCGTCGCCGACCGGACCGCGGTGAAGCAGGGCATCAAGGTCCGCGAGCAGATGTTCCGCGGCGAGGTGTGGCTCAACCAGGCGATCGGCGTGCCCTGGCTCGACACGATCTTGATCGCCAACCCGAACGGCCTGCAGGTGCGGCAGGAGCTGCGCGCCCCCGTGCTCGACACGCCCGACGTGGTCTCGTGCACCGCGGAGAGCCTCGACGTGGATCCGGCGACGCGCCACGCGACCGCCGTCCTTTCCTTCACCGACATCTACGAGAGCGGCCCCGCGACGGTGGCCGCGACGGTGTGACGCATGTCCGGACTCGATCCCACCCTCGGTTTCATCGTCAAGACGGCGACGGAGATCAAGCAGGAGCTCGACGCCGATCTCAAGGCGACCTGGGGCGCCTCGCTCGGCACGAACCCCGACGGATCGATCCCCGATGCGTCGGCGATCGGGCAGCTCGAGGTGGTGCTGGTGGATGGCCTTTCGGCGCTGTGGGATCAGCTCGGGCTGATCGTCACCGCCTTCGATCCGAATCAGGCATCGGGCCGCTTCCTCGACTCGCTGTGCAGCCTCACCGGCACCGTGCGGGACGACGCGGGCCCCTCGCGTGTGGCGGTGGTGTGCATC